GCCATGATTATCTCCTCTTCCTTCCCGGCCTCATCGGTTCGATATACCGCGGAGCCTTGCTCTCCAATGCACCAAGACGCACAAAGATACAAATAAGTATGATGGTCTGGACGATCATCACGAGCAGGAAAATATCAAGAACTCCTGATTTGAATATCATTTCTTATTGTCCTTTTTCAGGATAACTTTCTCTTTCTTTTTCAGTTCATCCGGCTTTGTCCTCGTGCGGAACCAGCGGCCATCCTCCATGCGGTATTTCCACTTCGGACCAGACGGTCCCAGGTATTCTACCCAATTCTTTTTCATCTCACTCCTCCGTATATCTGCGCGCCTGTATTCCCGGCAAATCCGGGATCCGGATCAACGTTTGGTATTCGCGGCTCTCGATCAAACATGCCACGTCTTTCGGCCTCTGCCCTGCTGATCGACCGCACCTGGCATCGACAGTTATAACCATTAGGCGGCCACCATCGTTTCCACACATCGTGGAATCTGTCCGCCCAAACTCCATCCATTGCTGCGTGAGTCGGTCTCGATCGCGCGTCCTCTGGGTTGAAGTATTCGAAGAACGGAAACTCCTCCGCCATCAGAGGGTTGTCCATTTCGCGCCACAACCCCGCGTTGTACGCCGTGTTGACATTGGTGCGATAGACCGTCTCCAAATGTGCAGGCGTCAACGTCTTGGCGGCCATCTCTCGCAACATGTCGTTCACTTGTTTGGCAAATTCTCGTTGTGTTATCCCCTCTTTCAGGATGTTCTCTACATGGCCCTTGATCTGCTCGACAAGATTCTGTCGAAATACTCTTGCGACAGACCATGCTCGTTGTTCGTACAGGTCTGCGGTGAGATTGATCGATGGGTCTGTCTTGAGAACCGGGTTCCTATCCGTCCAATATTTAATCGCCTCATCTGGTGTAACCTCGGGTAACGATACGCCTGCATTAGAAGCAAACTCCTCAAGCTCACCCTCTGTCGGTAAAGCAACCCCAACGCGCTTTGCGTCTGACAAGAGCCGTGCTCGCCCCGCAAGGTCTGCCCAAACCATTGTTGTTTGAAGCGAGCGCGTGAACGGGAACATTTCCTCATCAGTCCAGTAATCCTCTATGTGTGAAAACGGTTTTTTTTTTTGACCAATCGACCCAAAACTTTAGATAGCTCGGCCTGTCCTATTTTGAGTGCGGCATCGAAAATACGATCCGACTCACTAACCTTGCGCTCTCCGTCCGACGTATCAACAAACTCTTCGGGTCCCTCACTGTAATCCGTTCCCTGCGGGAACCTGCTTGCGTCATCAAGCCCTTGTGTGCCGCCTTGCGGAGTCGGCAGTCCAGGTTGCTGCATTTGCGGGCCACCGAAGGAATCGTCCGGGTCTTCCGGGTCAGCCCACTTGATGCCGTACTTCTCTCCGAACCACCTCTTGCTGATAGGTTTTAGTTGCGCGATTTGCAATTCGCGTTGAAAGACGGCACCCTTATCCTCGGGGTGCCGAGGATTAGATTTTAATTTCGGAACGACAAAATCAGGGTGGTCTACTTTATCTCCGAGATAATTCATTCGCAACATCGGTTTAACGAGTTGTTGCGTCATGCACTCATCGATCATACCAGCATCACGAATGAGTTTATCCGAGAACGGGTCGAGCTGCACAGAAGCCATTGCCCGACTGGCATTACCCTCCGGGACGTTTATTGATAGCGGAGCACCGAGCAGTATTTTTGCTACCGCATCGTCAATATATTTGATAAAACTTTGCATGACCTCATAGGATTGCCCGCCGATCTCCTCAAATTTAATGTCAAGATTCGCGGGTTTAGCGAGAGCACCCGACGCAGAAAAATAGGTGAGCATTTTGATAGCGTTCTGAATGTCCGTCTCGTTTGCGCCGTCATGAATATCTATTATCGGAACGAGACCGGATCGCTCAAGAATAGTCATCAATCTTCGCAACGCCGCATTCACCCAGAAGAAAGGCCAGTACAAGGTATCAGCTTCTCCACGGCCCCAACGAGAATTATAAAGCATCAGCGATGATGTACTATCCTGAACTCCGTAGGTGCAAACGACAAAGTGGTCTTCGGCAATAACCGTACCGGATTCCGGGGTGGTGTACATCTCACCCTTGAGGACAAGCTCGCCTTGCTTGTTGAAATCAAAGAGCGCCTTCTGTCGATATTCGATAGCTCTTGGAACGATGTAACCGGATGGCGGTATCTCCATCTTACGCGACACTTCGCCGTTAAGAGGATTTGTCGTCTTGATTTCAGTCCACGGCCAAATAATCTCTCCGAACGATACACCCTGAAATACAGCTTCAAGAATGTTTTTCCGTACTTGAACAAAATTCGGTATCTGCTTTATGAGTTCTTCGACGGCACGGGCGTATGGCTCATCCTCTTTGCTCTGGGCTACGATTGTCCAATCGGCCCCGGCCACAGGGTCCATACGGCGATCTAATGCCGCTGCAATCATGTGATACTTTCGCATTTTCTTGTATGCGTTAGCATCTTTCTCCAGAGCAAAAGCCGGGTCGGTAGGGTCTCGGTCCCAATTATCGAAGATGTGTTTTCGGGATTTTACAATATCTCTGTACTCTGCCTTAAGGTGTTGAAACATCCGAGTCGATGCGTCGGTTGGAGTCATTGCCGCTGAAGGATCGAACTGTTCTGTTGTGATCGCCATTACTGGAAGAATCCTCCTCCGTGTTGGAATACAGGAGAATCAGGCATTAACATAGAAACACGAGCGACCCCAGACCGCGCTTGCCATAACGCGAGAGCACGAGCTATCACGCAATCGTCGTGCATCCCCTCGGGATGTCCATAGCTGATATTGCCTGTGCGTCCTTGAATCATTTCGAATGCTTTCATTTCGTTGTTTGCAAGCTCGTCCTTGAGTATGGCGACTTCTTTGCGATCAAACCTGATAATGAGATTCTCACACAGGTCCCGTTTTGATTGCGGGGTGAAGACGTATGGCTCACATTGCACTCCTGCCGACTGGAGTTGCGGTATAACGACATCGCCAATGCCGGTCGAATCGACAAGAGCTTTTGCTCGCCATTTCTTGCAGACATGCGCGACTCCTTGAATTAAGACATCCCAACCGATGTGATTGCGACGGTAAATCTCGACCTCGACGGGTACTCCTGTTGTAATATCAAAGACGGTGACAACCGTCCAATCCTGCTTACGACCGAGATCGACACCAGCAACATACGTACGGTTCGACTGCGGAACCTTGCCGGTCTCCGCCGTTGCACACTCATCCACATTGCGAATCGCTGCAAGCTCATCCTCAAGGAATTCAGCGAGTATCTCTTGTCGATAGAGCACCTCCGTCAAATCTTTGCTGATTTTGTCGAGTTCGATTGGTGACAGATATGGGTTCGCGTGACTCGGGTAGTGGAACGAGGCGTATTCTGGATGATCTTCCGACTGCCCTTTGATGAACATCTTCCATAACCAATTGCGTCCTTTGGGTGTAGTTTGAAACGTCGCCCCTCCCTGCTTGTCCATGAGCGACGGTCTTAACACCTCTGTCCACGCAGCCTCTCGACATTGAGCCGCCTCGTCTACGAAGATGTGCTTCGGCCCTTCTCCGCGGATCAAATGATACTTTTCGAGGGATAGCCAATCTATGTGTGCGCCGCTGATAAGCCTCATGCGGTGATCTGATTCGTTCTTGTACTCGATGAAGTCTTTGAATGTGGCGCAGAATTCCTCCCACTTCGGCAAAATCCCGATCCGGTATGTCGGGGCAGTCCACCAGTATAGGGCTGGCACTTCCATTGCCTTTTTGAATAGCGAGTTCAATCCGTGACACGTCTTGCCTCCACGCCTCCCGGCTACTACGACTTTGAATCTTGCTTTGCTCCGTTCGATGGCCTGCTGCTGCGCATGGGGGTAGAAGTCAACCTTGACTTTGATTTTTTGCTTTCGTTTTTTGGAGGCTTGAGCAGTCGATTTCCCCATGTGACCTCAAATTCTTTTTTCTCCTCGATCTTTACATTCTGCTCAATTGTCTGTCTGTGCTGCCAATGATCTTTATTGCGGTTGCAAAGAAAAAAGAAAATAGAAGCTTCTTTACCCCTCGCGCAATTCTTTAGGAGATAACCCTCGACTTTTTTTAGTACCGAAAGTTCCGCTTCCTCTACTTCCCTCACAAATATTTCATCTTTTTTTAATGCTGAGTAAAATGTTGTGCGATCTATCCCTACTGACCCGCACGCTGCTGTTCTCGTCGCTCCCGCTCTAAGTGCGACTAACAATCTTTTTTTTCTTTTGACGTCGAATTTGTAGGGTTTAGCCACTCTGATTCCTCTACGGCAGTTTGAGTTTCGTCAGCGATATATTGATATTCGCTTTCAATCCATCGTCCACAGCTTCAGTTTCGACGAGATATTCTGTGGCATTTGCAAGCCCACGCCATATTCCATTCCCGCCTTTTCCGCCGACTGAACCGATCTGGGGGTGGTCTCCAGACGCGCCAAAGTGGCCGTGCCAATTCATTCCAGAGCCAACTGTGATTCCAGACGCTTCAACCCCTTCTCGCAGAATTGTGGATACCGTTCGGAGTGATGCGCCATCGTGGATATTGTTCAATGCCGCAGTTGTTCCACTTCCACCCGGATAGGACGGGGTTCGCGTTACCGTTACGCCTGTGAATGTGTTTGCATGGACTTCTATCTTGGCAAAATATCGGTGGGTTGCATCGTCAGGGATTCTGATGAGGTAGTAGAATTTGTCCCCGGCAGATGCAAGTGCGTGATCATCTTGGTGGGTATCAATCCACCCGATGAATCCGAGGTACTCTTCGAAGCTCATCCCCAGCACGTTCATCGGGGCTACGTCAGAATCGTGGTATCCCATTCCCATTTGCTTAACCCCCGACAAGAGAATTTCACTGTTTCATACCGGAAGTATACAGGATGTAAAAAATTTGTCAAGCAAGAAAATAAAGAAAGTGCCTATATTTATTTATGGGGCTGACGTGATAATCGCTACTCCTTTCGTTAGAATAATTCTCGTGGATTATCTGAATGTCAGCTCCGTCTCGGCTTTGACTTCGTCGATTATTTTCAGCGCGCTCTCTCGAAGTGTGGTAGGACTGATGGAGGCCAGGTTGTATATTCTGCCGCGAACCGTATTCAATGCACAGAGAATATTGACTGTGTTAGATCCCGTCCCCGACTCGGCTTTGACTTCGTCGATTATTTTCAGCGCGCTCTCTCGAAGTGTGGTAGGACTGATGAAGGCCAGGTTGTATATTCTGCCGCGAACCGTATTCAATGCACAGAGAATATTGACTGTGTTAGATCCCGTCCCCGACTCCACCCCGACCTGCTCGATGAACTGCTCTCGGGACTGCCCTTTGAAGCGCGGGAATCCCTGCCGGTCCATCGCGTCCGTTAATTTGTCGCACTCCGCTTCCGATTTCTCAAGCTGGAATTCGACCCGGCGGATTTCTTCGCAATAGTTCGCTCGCATATCCCGAATCATCTGCCCGACCTCTTCCTGAAATACGTTTTCCATCATGATGCCTCCTCCTATTCCCACGGCCAGATCGTGACCACAACCCGATGTCGCGCCTTGTCTGGCTCGTGTATCTTGGTGTGTGAGTCATTGTAGACCCATTTATCCGGCTGGTATACTCCGGGCATGAGTTCATCGAACAGTGCGTCGATTATGAGCTTCGGGCATGATTCAAGATCCGCCGCCTCCACCTCACATTTTGCCTTTTCGGTGATCGTATCCCATTTCCAGTAGACCAGCATTTTGTATTGATACTTCCGTTCTGGCAACCGGCGACTCCCGACGTGCGACCGCACGAATTTCTTGTAATTGCGGCCCTTTGTCGACAGCCGTCTCCCCCCGCTTTTGAGGTTTTCGTAGGCTGTGTTCGAGCTTGGCGGCTTGCCGGGGATGGTGAACCTGAAGGGATCTCCTGACATCATCTGGTCCAATTTTGATTGATCGGCATGTACGATGTAGGCGAGGTCTAAAATATCTGTACAGCTCCGAATGTTACCATTGGGATACAGGACTTCCCATTCAAACTCGTTTCTCCGTGTGAATACTCCGTTATGCTGTTTGACCCATTCGCTCATGATTTCGCCTTTTCGCCGTCGCGTTAGTGGTCCTTAAAAGTCAATCCCGCCGCCGAGTTCCCTCACTCGATCTGGCCCGAACGTCACGAATTCACCGGCAAAGTGCAGGTAAATCGTCCCTGTTTCCCCGTGCCTGTTCTTGGCAACAATCAGTTCTGTCTCCCCGTTATTCTCGCCGTCTGCGAATCCAGGTCGATGGAGTAGCATCACCACGTCGGCGTCCTGTTCTATCGCTCCTGATTCCCGTAGGTCGGATAATCTCGGGCGTTTATGGTCCCGCTTCTCGACATCTCGGTTCAGTTGCGCATTGACGATCACGGGAATGTCAAGCGTCTTCGCCACGATCTTTAGCATCCGGCTGTTGTTGCTTACCCGCTCTTCTCGTGAGACCCGCATATCGTCCGATTGCATGAGCTGGAGATAGTCGATGAATATGGCGTCCAGGCCTCCTAATTCCTGAATGATCCGCCGACATTTGGATAGCACATGCTTGACCGTAATGTCCGAGGAATCGTCGAGAAGGCACCGGAATTCATTTATATCCGCGGAAGCATCTATTGCCTTCAGCGTGAGCGCCTCCGAGTGAATTCCGCTCGATACGACCTTCGTATTGATCTTTGCTATGCTGGCAATCATCTTTTCAAGCACGTCCCTGATCGACATCTCTATCGAGAAGAACGCCACGATTTTACCGTCTCGGCAGAAGTCCTCCGCGAGATTCATTGCGAGGGATGATTTCCCGACACTCGGTCTTGCGGCGAGGATGTAGAGTTGCGATTTCTGGAAGCCTCCTGTCATGGCATTGAAGGCCGGGAATCGTGTTTGCAATCCGTGTCCCTGCTTTTTCTCGCCTTTGGATATTATCTCGCCAAGGATTTGTGATATTGATTTCTCTTGTTTCTTGAATATCTCTCCGGACAGGTCGAAGACAACCCGCTCGACGTCGTCTATGAATTCTCGCAGATCGCCTGTGTGGGTTCGGATTTCTTCCGTGGACTTGGAGAGCTTCCAGAGTATCTCGCGCCTGATGTACGACTCTCTGATATTGCTCGCATGGTATTGCAGTTGCGATTCGGTGGTAATCCATATGTTATCCTGGACGATGCGCTGTAGGCCCTGATAGCCGTCCACCTTGTCGATGGTCTTGTGCTCCTTCATGTAGTCGCCGATCATCACCACGTCGTATTGAGGCTCTACCGCCTCCACCTCTTCGATAGCTTTCCAGATGTGGCGATTGGCAATACTGAAGAAATACTTGGCCTCGATGATGCCCTGCGCGACGATATACGCCGTGGAATCATAGAGCAGTGTTGCTATCAGGATGTTCTCGTTTTCTATCGATGTTGGGATGCTGTGTTCCATTTGTGCTCCTTTCGAGAAACTCTTCTTTGAGGATTCTGACCCGCTCGATTTCGTCTGGTGACGGCTCGCTCATTTCCGGGGGGCGCTGCTGCCCCAAAGCAGAGCGTTCCCCTATTTCTTCTTTCTTAATTCTTCTTCTATTATAGGCGGCCATTTTTGTCCACGGTTTTTGGCCATTTTTGTCCACGGTTTTCCCGTTATTTACGCTACCGTGGCCATTTTTGTCCACGGCTCTATGTAAGTCCTTTGGTATGTATATACTTATGGCTCCGTTTAGGCGCTCGATGGTGATATAATCCTTCTTTTCTAATTCTGCGAGATTCCTTCTGATTGTCCTTGCGGACGTGCCTCTTTTTTCTGCCAATACCTTAAGCGATGGCCAGCAATATTCGGACGAAATGCAGAACGATCTGATAACGAGAAGTGTCCTGAATGCTCCGTCAGACAGCTCGCACTCGACCTCCTTGAGCGGCACGATCTGATATGGTGATTTTTTATTTTGCTTTGGCTGATACGACATACGTATTGACCTCGCCAATAACCCTTAAAATATGGACGTGCCCTTTGGCGGCAAGACCGGCAATGTCTCCTCCTGAATGCCTCATTTCAGCAATTCTCATTTGCCCTCCACCTCCCCCTTGATCTTGTCAAGCAGTGCGCTTTCGTCCGCGCACTTATCGCACACAACCTTGCGATTTACCCATCTGGGGTTGTCGTTGCAATCACACTGGTCTACCATGCCCTCCAGTGCCTCCACAAGCTCATCGTGGAAGTTGTAACGGGAATAGGCGCTATCCCCTTCTGGGGAGAGTTCTAATGTCCTGCCCGTCGCTTCATCCATTTCATCTACCTTTCAGCCCACGAAAAAACCCTTCAAGCGGCACCACGCCAATGGCAGAGACTCGAAGGGTTTTGATCGCGGGTATTATCCAGCGATAGGTTTTAATTGTCTTGGCGTTTACCATTATCTCTGCCTTTTCCGTCCCTCATCATACCGCATCGATTTCACCTGTCAACACTTATTTTATTTTTTATCCGCGGTTCATTGCGTATTCAATCGCGTGCTCGCTTATCGGCGTCTTGAGCACAGTTACCTCTACATCTGTCATGCCACCATCCTTGTCGGTGAATTGCGCCCTATAGGCCACGGCCAGAGCCGCGATACCGGGCGACATAACGATTTCCCGGTGCGATATATAGTCGTGGAATGTCAGGCAGTTACCGGTCAACGGATTACTCCTCCCGCTTCGCATCGTAATAGTTCTTGATTTCCAACTCGACCTTGCGGAGATCAGCCGGGTGGAGGATTTTCACGAGCTGGACGATAGACTCAATTTCGGGATGCTCGTCGAGGACAAAGCCAGTCGTGTCGATCACCGATTGGATAGCGAAAGATTCGACGGGGTAGACTTCCGAAAGATTGTCGAGAATCCACGTGCGCAGCTTCTCCACCGCATCGACCGAGGTCTCGAGTTTGCCTATCAAGTCCTGCGCGTTTTCGAGTGTGAGCTTTGCCTCATCATCGACGATATATGTCGCCTTGAGGCGTTCCTTCCATTTCACCTCGTCGGGCTGGAGTTTGTTTTTCAGCGACTTGATTTCCCCGAGTTTCGCGGGAGTGATTTCCGGCGCGAGTTTGATGGTCGGCTTTGGCTTGGCCTTGGGTTTCGCCTTTGCCTTTGGCGGCGTTTCTTTTTTCTTAGCTGGCGCAGGCGGCAGATTCAATCCAGAAGAGTTCTCCGCTTCTATTGCTTCCGCTTGCATGGCATCAAGTTCGTCAATCTCCTCTGGCGTAAAGGCAGACCCCAATCCCCCAAGAAGATCGCCTCCGATAATTTTTGCGGCGCGTGTGTATGCTCTTGAGTACAGCATGATTGCCGGGTCTGATTTCCACGGAGTGTTATCTTTCACAAGCCACTTTGCCTTCGCCATCTCGATAGTGAATATCCCCGCAACCGACTTCCAGCCTTGACGGTGCAAGATCAAATGACAGATTTTCTCATCCCATTCAACGATCTCGGTTTTTACGCCGCCGCCTTGCAATTTGTACTCGTAGGCATGGACCCCGACCTGTATATTCCCGGCCCGGACATACCCTTTTTTATCCTTGTATGCGGGCATGATGTGCATCTCTCTCATGTGGATCGTCGGCAATCCCAACTCGTAACCGAGGGCGATCTTGAGGAAGGTTTGCGCCTTCGTTCTTTCGACTGGATCAACGGGTTTTTCCGAGTAAACAATCCCGCTCTTGATGAAGTTATCGGCGGCAAGCTCCATCCTCTGCCATGCGGTCTGGTCCACGTCCACCATGCTTTTGCTTGTGATATGTTCGACCTGGCTTTCGAGGAGCAACTCTTGTAGGTTCTCCGCCCTCTTCTGTGCCTGCTCTAACGTTTCCGTTGGGCTGTTATTCAGTTGCGTTTCCATGTTGATTCTCCTTATTATTTGTTGCGTTTAAGTGATTTTACCCTTCCGTTTTAGAGACGATGCTTCTCGCCAATTCCATTCTCCCATTATGTCTTTGTCTCGCAGCCTCCCGAGCCGCGAGCTTTTCTTTTTCCGCGGCCTTCTTCGCGGCCGTTGCCTCTCGTTCTAACTCGTTTATTATTCGTGGAATATCCTCCTGCCACGGACCGTCAGCTATCCAGTCGCCGTCGGCATAAACGCGGATGTACCCCTCGGGGACTTCCGGTCCGCTCCAGTCGCCGTCGGCATAAACGCGGATGTACCCCTCGGGGACTTCCGGTCCGCTGTGGGCAGGCGCATGATCTGGAATTACATAAACAGAGCAGTATTCATTCCTGTTCCAACTGTTCACAAGAAGGTATTTCCCGGAGCGAATCGTCAGGAAATGGTTTCTGAAACCGTCGCGCCATCGGCATTTGCTTTTTAGATAGTAGGATGCTTGAGCTGTTATCTCGCAAAACCTACTCCTGGACAACTCCATATTAATCTCCTTTCATTTCAGGTTTAGTGTCAAAGTCCGGCCCCTTGTAACTTGGTTTCTTGCCGAGATAGCGTTTCTTCTCATATCCGGTCGGCCATGTATCTATCCGGATACATTCTGCGAGTCTCTCCATCGCCTCCTCGTTTTCGTATCGCTTCTCTTCAAGATCGACGATCCCGATTTCCCACACGCCTACGCGGTATGGCGGCTTGACTTCCACCGCGATGAGGAGCACGGTCTCGATCTCAAGCCCAGGGAGGCATACCCCGATCACCGCCTTGTGAAATGCGAGTTGCGATTTATAATCGTAGGAGTATAGCGCGTCGTACTCGAATTTGTCAAGGTCCGCGCATTTTTTCAGGTCGCAGAGGAACGGTCCGAGCAGGATGTCTGGCCTCGCCTGGCACTCGATCCCGCAATACTCCCCGCGCGCGGTCGCCTCGGTGACGATAGATTCATGCGCGAATACCTCGCCGGCCAAGCCGTGGGCACGCAGGCTGGCCTCCATTCCGCGGATCGCCACACCCTCTTTCGAGTTCATGATGAGCAGCCCCGCGTGCTCCTTTTTCCAAGCCAGTCCGGCTTTTTCCGATAGCTTCATGCCCTCGGGAGCGATTGCATATTTCGATTTGAACTCGCCCTCGCCGTCGAGCATCAGGCAATGGATCGCGGTTCCGAGTTCCATCGGGCGAGTGGTAGTGCGCTCGGCCTTCCCGGTCTTGATGTCGTGATATGCTGACGGGTTGTGGCGGAAGGTCTTGAGGTGCGAGGACGTGAGTACGCACTTGCGCTTCTCGTTGTAGGTGTCGAGATGTTCGGTGATTAGTCCAATGTCTTCGGGTTGCATGATTTAGCTCCTTTCGATTTGTTGAACGTCAATATTCCACCCCTCTTTTTTTATCGAATGTGATATCGCAATTCATAGAGAACCTGCATTTAAGCGACTTCTCGATGGCGTCGGCGTAAGCAGTTGCGATGCTTCGTTGTCTGGATGGCTTTTTTAGTTCCTTTAGAACAGCAGCTTTCACCTTCTCCGCGTTCTGATCGAGCCATTCCTTTAACGCGCTTGTTGCAGCCTCGCGGATAGACTTTCCGGCCATGATTTCGAGAAAGTCAAACTGGTTGTCGTAACTGCTCGGAGTTTTCAAGCCGTCTTTGTTGACTTTCACGGCCAGTGCCATAGATACGGCCTTGCCGATTAGCTCGTCGGCATTCCCAAGTTGCGACACAATCGCAGCTTGAATTCTTCTGTCCAGCGCCTCTCGAACTAACTCCTTCGATACTTCCATTGATACCATTGCGTTGCCGGACATGTCGTACTCCTTTCAGAAAAGAAAATCGTCGTCAACTTTGAGTTTTTCGAATGGACATTCCTTGCAACCGCCTTCTTTCTCTGCAAGGCAATCACCCTCTCGATTCACGATACAGTTCCCGGTGTGTGACCGGTGTGTGATTGGTGGCAAGGCGGTGTCTGGTTTGGCCTCGCGAATCTCGCCCTCCTCGATAATCACCGAGCATTCATCGCCGTCACCGACGCGCTCGATCCAGATCTGTGCGCCGGCTTCCGCCGTCATCTGATGAATCATTTTCAGGGAATCGTCGTCAAGCAGCGAGCCGTCGCGGATGAGCACGACTCGAAGCTCGGGATTGGTCGCAAGAGCCATCGCCACCGATACGCGGAGACGTTCAGCGCCGGACGCCTGATCGAGAGGAAGGTTGTTGAACGTCACGCCTCCGTCGGAGAAACCGAGGCCCTCGACGGGGAATTTCGCGGAGGCTATCATGTCGGATTTCTTCTTGTCGATCTCTGTGAGCTTGGATGTCATTAAGCGGTAATCGTGTTTTAACTTCTGGACTGCCTCCATGTTATCGCTGTAACGATCCCACGCGCGGACGGCCGCGTTCTCATTATCCGCGTTTTCGATCTGCTGTTTGGTCACGCCCTCGTTTTGATCTACGAGGGCATTAACGATCTCGTCGAGGTCTTGCACCCTGTCTTGTGCCTCCTCGCTACCCTGATTGGCCTCTTTGAGCTTCTTTTTCAGTAGATCGATTTGGTCCAAAATGTCTCCGACCGACTTTTCAAATGATGCGAAATCCTCGATAGCGTGAGTTAGATCAGCGCGTTTGAGCGCGTTGCCAGTATTAATCGCCTGTCTCCGCTCAAGTTCTTCCATCAATATCGCCACGCTGACTTTGCCTTGTGGTCTCGGGAAATCCGGCTTCACCGGCTCCAAGATCTCCCGGCCTTTCAGCCTCCGATCCTCGTAAATCGACTCGTAATCCTTGTCGAGTTCTGTCGTATCGACGCCGGTGATCTTCCGCAATAATTCGGCCTGCTTCCGCGGTTCCGCGATAGAGAATGCGAGGGGGTCGGCAGAATGTTTGTTGAAGATTCTGTCGAGGAGTTTCTGTGGCGAGCTGGTCGCGTTTCCGTCAGCGTCGGAAATCCGGAGATAGCTGCCCTTCTCGGTGAACGTCCGCTCGACTTTGTACTCTCCGAGGTCGGCGGTGATCGTCGCCTTCGCTTCTCCTTTGCGAATCGGCTGGTCGGGGATGAGCGATTTACCGCCGAGCAGATACGCGATTGAGTCGATCACGGAAGTTTTTCCCGCGCCGTTCCGGCCTCCGATCACGACCATTGATCCGTCCGGCGTGATGTCGATTGCCACAAGTTTTTTGACGTTCTCCGCCTGTAGTCGAATGATCTTCACGATTAAACTCCTTTTCTTTATACCAGCAAAAACACCCCTGGAAATTGACCACCGCGAAGAGGCACAACCAGAGGTGTTATTGCCGGAGAATATCCAGCGGGACTTGTTTTGTTATTCGCGGTAGCCATTTTACGTTGCCTTTCGGGCCTCGTAATATCAAGATTGGGATTCTGTGTCAATGGAATTCTTGAAATTATAATTCGATCTCGTGCATAGAATACACTGCGTCGATCTCCTCCTGTTTACGCTTCCATACGCGGAATGCCATGTCTCTCTCGTTTTTCAGCCTCATGATTTCAGAGCGGAGACGTTCGAGTTTTGTATTATGATGTTCGCATGTGTCATCCGGCTCGACAACGACGAAATTAAGGCCATGATGGCAGAACCTTCTCGGGTCTTTCGGCCCATAATTCTCGCACGTCGCGCAGCGTTTCTTCGGTTGCTCGCTCATGTTATTTCCCTTCACTAAAAAATAGACTCTTGATTTCGTCGGCGGTCATTTCTGGCTCGCCGTAACAGCAAATGTCAATACCCATCCGTTTCGTTTTCAACGAAACCAGCGTTGTGCATGAAAAGATACGGGTCGAATTCCATAGTTTCCTTTCTAATTGGGTCGTCGGCATCAGACAATAATCGACGACCCTGTGTCAAAAATACCCTTTAACGTTCCATCCTTACCACTCTCCTTCCTTCTCCGATCCAGTAGGCAGTATCTTTCACGATATGGGCTGCCAGAGCATGCTGCCCTACAGGCCATAACTCCTCGATGTAGCGATCGAGGCCTTTATCTTTGATTGCAGCGCGAATCGCCTTGATCTTTTCGGGGCGGAATTTTTTGGGTCGAGCCATGTTACCGCCTCTCTTTCACGACATTATTTATGTGCGGATTGGCGATTGTCTTAAACGCCGCCTTGACCGCCTGCCGGGTTTCCTCGGGGAGCAACTCGACGACATTCACGACGTCCCTTGATATTTCATTGCGTGCTGATTTCAGCTTTTTCCATGCGAGACCCAATGTCCCGAGCACGCCCGCGGCTCCGGTCGCCACCGCTGGAATCCACGGGATGCCCGCGTCTTTAGCGGTATCCCCGATTGTTTTGATCGTCCCTTTAGCCTCTTTAATTCCCTTCTCAAATGCGTCCTGTTGAGCGTCCCTGATCGCCTGCGCGTTTTTCATTTCGAGTTCGCTCGTCTGCGCCAAGTGTTTGATTTTCATAATCTCAATTTGCATTTCGAGCTTTGTCTTCGCCGCGCTGTCTGGCAGTTTCGCCGCCGTGGTTTTGAGGATAGCGATTTGCCCCGGAAGATTCCATTCGATTTTCGGCGGGACGGGATTTGGTATTCCGACGCGGTAGAGGCTCGCTCGAATGGATGAATCGAGTTGTTTCACGCGCGGATCGTCCGGCGATTCGGACTTCAATGAATCGACCGCCTCCTTGCCCCTCCACGTATTTTCCTTCTCCTCCTGCGTGTAGCATCCGGCGAGAGACATAATGGCTATGAGCGTTAAAAGAATCGCTCCTGTGATGTTTCTCATTTGTAACCCCTTTCAATGTTTGGCTTTGTGCTGACAGGACACGCGTCCTATCCTAATTTGGTTCTTTTTAGCAGCGTTTTAGCAGCGTCCGGCACAGACCACGAGCGAGAAATCATCAACGCAGACTTTCGCACAGGCGAATGTCGCGAGGCCGGATTGGGTCGTCGCGCGAACAATGGTCGTGTCACTGGATACGATCCAGCGGTTTTTTATCCCGCGAGCTTTTGCCTCGAGGAGAACCCGGCTGCCGCATTCTCCGCGAGGGAGACCTCCCGGCGACTCGGGGATATTTCCATCACAGACCACGAGCGAGAAATCATCGGAAATGAGGAGATTAATTGCATCATCGCGATTCGATGCAAGGCGGAATTTGTCAGGATCGAGACCGGCTTCTTGGATCTGCACGCGCCACATATTGAGAATATCCGGGTCGTCATCGACGAGGAGAATTTTCCCTGATTTTTTCGCACGGGAGGTATACTCAACCGGGATATTGTGGTGGGCGGCAAAGGCGATTTCCGCTTCAATTCCGAATGATTTCAACCAACCATCGAGCATCAGCACCAAGACCTTGTCGCAGGCGAGGATCATTCTGAAGTCAACCTTTTTCCAGAACTCCCAATCTGTCGGGAGATCGTGTGCGGATGCGATAGCGTGCCCGTGGACGATAGGGGAGAAAACTATTTCCCCGGCTTTCAACATCTTCGCGGTCTGCTTGCACGCGGCCTTGTACCGGGCCAGGCGCACCTCGGGGTCAGGCGAGCTGTAAGGCGATGCCAGATAAATGAGTTCGGCGGTCATGAATATCTCCTGTCATTAAAAAACGACTCTCCCCTGGAGCGCAGGGACCTCGCCAAAGGTGGGAGCGCTCGTCGTCGGGGAGAGCCGAAAATTGTCGGTAATTAGAATCATTTGGCGAAGTCCGTTTCAATTGGTTTTGTACCACCGCACGGATTGTACAGGATCGCGTCGGAAGTTGCAAGCAAGAAATCCCTTTATTTTTTATGTTTCCTATATCGCCTCCGTACCTCGTCACGGAGCGCGTTGTGAGCTATCGATGACATTGTTTCATCGTCCAGCACGGACACCGCCTTCAGGCGATAGCGAAGCTCTTTCGACATGCGGAATCCCCAATATTTCTTGTTATCTTTTTTGCTCATTTGCGTCCCTTTCTCTCTGATATTCCTGTGCCTTTTGCCCGCACGGGATCAACGGTGACTATCACGCGCACGCAGTCGACCTGCGGATGTATGTCGGCGTACTCTCCGTTTTTTCTGTCGTAGCGGTCGGCTATTGTGCTGGCCCTTAGCGGTGACGGTGAAAGTGTTGTCCAGTCAAAGTATAGATTATTTCTTGACTTGGTTAGTGTGTTTCGACGGATGACGACAAAGCGTTTTTCAGTTATGTTCATGGTGTTTTGTCCAGACTCTCCTTAATCTCGTCGAGAAGTGCTTCTACGCCGGATAGCAACCCTGCGTCCTTGCCGCCATGCACGCGCAGATGGCCTCGACATGCTGTTAGGTAGCCGACCATCCGTTCGTGAAAGTTGTAACGGGTGATTATGTCTTGGGCATCCTGCTTATGCACTAATCCCATGTTAACAGTTTTGCCCTTCCATCTCAAGTAATTAAAGAATGCCGAGTTTGGTATCATCTCTAATATTCTCTTTTCTAATGCCTCTCCTTTCGTCAGATTCTTCTTTGCGACCTCATCAATTATGGATGTTGTATCCGCCCCCGCTATTTCCGCGTGCTCGACCGATTCTGTCGCCAATAGTTTTGAGACGGCTATATCGGATTTATATTCTGATAGCCATACGGCGGAATGTGCGGCCTTCCTCGCGGCGAAGGCTGCGGGTCTATCCGGGACCCGCGCCCACGGTATCCCCTCAAACGCGGCCATTGCTGATTGTGTCGTCCGATCCTTTCCCTCTATCCAATCGCTGGCCCAGGCTTGGAAAGGGTCTCCATCGTATACCGATAGCGCACATCGTACAGCTATCTCTACCCTCTGTTCTGGCGTTAGCGATAGTGCGTTGAGCTTGCCGTTAATCATGTTACTCTCCTTTTTCGTGAAACATATCAACCCATGTCTCATGCCCATGCTCTACCGCAACTCGGTCAAGAAACTTCTCTATAATTTCGTTTTCGTCGTGACTAAGTGGCCACGGGTCGGATACCATAAATAGGTCTAAAAGAACACGAACCTCTGACAGTTTAATCTTAAATGTAGTTTCCATTCTAATCTCCTTTATGTTCCTCGAAAGTTACCACCCATGCCCACGCGGAATCAAACGGGTGTTTTTTCCCGTAGCGGGATTGCCAGTAATTCTCCCAATCATCGAACATCTGTACCCACGGATCATCGTCTGTGCTCTTGTTGGGGATGTCGAGTCGGCAGATGCCACCCGTTGACATCTTGCTCACCCTCACGCACTCCACAGCCTTTACGGTGTCGTGGTAGCGGACGGCCCCGGCGGGCATGGTGATATTACGTCGGAGACGAGTTGGAATTGTATCGGCAAGACTCTCAAAATAATATACTCCATCTTCATCGGGTTCAATTCCAGCGGCGGACATATCAGCCGAACACTCCGTCCATCTATCAACATGCCAATCTTCCGTTGCATCAGCAACGCTATCTCGCATTTCGCGATTTCCATCGTCAGCCGGATAACCTATGAGTAGCGGCTCACCGTCATGCCAGCCTATTATCCTCCACGCCTCTTTCATCGGCACAACATCTCCGGGGCGGTAGGGTGACCACTCGATAGTATCATGATGCTCGCCATATTCATCCTCGCAGCCAGCCACCCCGTCAGTATCATACCTTGCCCAATCAAGCGGGACTGGCCTCACCACACATCCAAGCCGTCCTTCTGCTCGTGCGAGTGCCTCACGTTTGTTGAGGTGTATGGGGCGTGGTTTAGACATCATCGCCTCCCTTCACCACCACCGCCTTTTTCTTGATCTTTTTTGCCACTGCGAACAGCGGGACGAGCGCCCGGAGGTGGTTGTATTTCCCCTCGAATACTCTGAAATCTGCAAGAGCATCGACGAGCATCTGCTCCCGTTTGGCCTTGTTGCGAAGGACTTTTACTATCGGGGTGTAGCCTCCGCCGGTCGCAGTTCTGTCGGGCGAGAGGGAGACATACGCCCGGACCGGATTGGACGATTGCGGGATCATCGTGACAGCGACGCTGATGATTTTACGCGCCTGCCATACCCGGTGATCGTGAGCCGCCGTGGCTTCATCCCACTCGAATCTTGAGTGGAGCGAGGTGGATTCATCTCTCGCGTACTCCACAACATCTTCCGCGCGGAGGATGCCGTCGGATGCGTTCTTTCGGACGATCTCAAGTTCCTGTATGATTTCGGTTTTCATTTTGTTCTCCTTGTTAAATGTTGGTTGCCGTTCCTTGCCCTGCCGCGCCGGACCTTGCCCCGCCCCGACTTGACGTGTCGGGCCTTGTCTTACCGTGCCGTGCCTTGCCTGTGTTGTCATGCCATGCCCGTACGGATCGAGCATGGCATGATTGGAACTATTATTTACCGCATACTTTGAACATTCCCCAACCCATTCCGCAGGATTTCTTGCTGTCTGGTCGCCCTTCGCCGATACCGACCTGTAGCCCGACCCGCACCATCAGAGAGGAGACGTCCTGCACCGAGAATTGATCCAGATCGAATCTAATCTTAACCTTGGCCTCCCAACCCGGACCCCACATAGGCCGCGGGCGAATGTCACAGACGCCGGTTTCGAGCCTGACATGATGTTCGGAATATATTGGCTTGCCCTTTGTGATTTTGACGAGGGGAGTAAAGTCGTTCCTGTCAAATCCATCTGGCTCGACGAAAATCGTGAGTTTGGCTCTCGTCATCGCGAATCCGCAAATACGACAGGCGCTGATCGCCGCGTTACGAAACGCCGGAGCCGGGATTCCGTTCCAGCCTTCTTCGCTGATATGTTTTCCCTGTTCCATGAGCGCTTTGAAGTCCTTCGGTTCTCTTTTCCTTCCCTTTTTTGCCTGCGATCCTTTTTCCTGCGTCTCCTTGATCTGGCCCCGCGCCTTTGCCGAGAAGGCGTTCTGGACGTACGGAGTGGTTCCCCGGATTGTAAATTCGACCGTCTTGAAATTCGGCGGTAAAATCTTCACTTCTGTTACCTGTTTTTTGTCTGCTTTTGCCTTTGCCATGATACGCTCCTTAAAGAAATGTTAGTTGCCTTGCCTTGTCTTGCCTTGCCGTGCCTAACCGTTCCACGCCCGGCCTCGCCACGCCTGCGTTGCCTCGCCTCGTCTTGCTTAGCCTGCCAAGCCTATACTCGCCTCGCCATACCCCGCCTGGCCTGGCCTTGCCTTTCCTGCGTTGTCTTGCCGTGACGTGCCGAGCCATGCGTAGCCTCGCCACGCCGTGCCTTGCCTGCGTTGCCACGACTTGCCTGGCCTTGCCACGCCCCGCGATGCCTGCCGTGCCGCATTACTCTAATCTCCTTTTTCTTGGCTTTCGTTTATGGAACTCTCTCTCTTCTCCTTTTTGCTGTTCGTGGTTTCGATTCTGATGCTCCAGAGTCCCCAGGCCATTAGAGCCGCGTGGAGCGCTTCGCCGATTGTCTCGCCGTATTCTGTTGTTTCGTTCCCGGTTGCTATTTCGTGCCAACGCCATTCTCCGCCCTTGGATTCAATAAGCTCAAGTTTTATCTCTGGCGAGTCTGGCGCTTCCTTGATCGTTGCGGTGATTAATCTCATGTCTCTTTCCTTTTTCTGGTCGTGGTTTATATTAGCAGGTTACGTTTTCTCGCGTTGAGTTCAATCCTGATTGCGCGTGCCTTCTGGCCGATGATTCTTTCGTTCCTGCGGTCATCGTTCCATCCGCAATCTCTCGCCTGGATGGTGAGCTTGCCGCATTCGGCGTGGAGTTCTTCGGTCGTCATTTCTTCAATCGTTTTTTCCTGATTGCCGTTTTCGATTTCCTTGATTGCTTTAGCGATTGCTGGCTTCATTTCGCTCGGAAGCATCAGGGCGCCGAGGCTGAAGTATGCGCTGGAATTTTTGCCGGCTCTTTCGAGTAGGGCGATCTGGCCGTCGCGAAGGTTGCTGATTTTCCCCGCGCCAAGTCCGATCCGCGTTTCGATTGTTCTTCCGTTAGTTTCGATCTTCAGATTTTGGCCTTCTATCGTTGCGACTCTATTGCTATCCCGATAAATCTCTCCCATGTTTCTTTCCTTCCCGGTTTGTGTTTTCGTGATCTTCATGGCGAGGTCTCCGTTTGCTTTATCTGCCTATAGTATATCCGATAGATATACATTGTCAAGGTGTAAAATAAAATAAATGTGAAGTTTTCAGGGGAACTACATGGCGGGGATATATATATACATTGTATATAGGCATTTATGGATTGCCGGATATTAATACCGATTTGAATTTATCTTTTGCGAAGAGGTGAACTGGGGCGTAGGGCAACTGTTTCCATTTTGGAAATAGTTCGTCAAGGGGGTGATAAAAAGCTCCCTGCACTGAAAGGAGAAAACAGCACAGGGAGACACGGAGAGAGGTGGAACTTTATTTTAGAATGGCAATTTTTTTGTGAACGTAGGTCCAGTAATTTGGACAAGCTTTGCGGTCAAGCTCTGCGATCAGTACTGCAATAGATTGCAGAGCTTGTGCCACACGAAATCCGAGATAGGCTTGATGTTCCAATGAATTGGGGTCGGATGCTCGCATAGTGAAGAGCTGGCAAAGTTTTTTTTGTGTGGGCGTTAGTTCCATTTGTGCTAAACCTCCCAATTCAATAATTCCCCATTGTATGCTCGTTGAACGTCATGACCCAACGATCCCCATACGATGTTACCATTGCCCAAATTTTATCGCCTACCGCGGGGAGCCAATCCGCCAACACTGAACCCCAAGCAGTCCAGGTTAAGTCCGGCACTGCCGTTGCAATATCAGGGAATGCAGCGCCGTCTAAATCCATCATCAACCCCGCACTCGATGTAATGTGTGCTGGAATATTAAAGTCGGTCAACTCGGCTGTCCCTGCAGGAATATTTCCGTCGCCATCAAGAATTTTCAAATCACGCGTGATTGCGCCTGCAATGCCGGTGATTTCCGCGCGGAAGGGATAATTAGTCGGGTAGTTAATATATGGATTTTTATCAGCATCATAGTGTAGCATGGTGACAACGTTTTTCGGTATAAGCCCAATGGAAGATTCCGCGATGTTAGGAACATCTATTATGTTGGCTGTGCCTGTAATCGCGTTTCCGCTTTTATCGCATTGTCGAACTATATATTCGTTTGATGTATCCCGCGCATCGGCAGAAACAATTTTTACCAGCATGTCCTCCCCAAGAAAATCCCCGGTGATTAAATAGGTTTCAGCATAGCCGTCTTCCGTGCGACCATCCGTCATTACAAGCACGGGGGTGCCAATTTCATATTCCTTATCACTCCCGCTCAGCACTCCAGTTTTGGTAACCGCTCCGGTAAACACCCCGCCGACGTGGATGATTTGCACCCCGTACGATTTATCGGGAGCCGTTCCAGTGCTGCTTACAATCGCACAAAGCATAACATCAGCCGACAAACTACGGAGATCTGTCCGCTCCATTACTACCCTCGGACGTCGGGCAAAGCGGTCAGCGCTGGTCACCTCCCCTGAAGCGCTATCAACGGCTAATATTTTAGCGAATTCCTGAACCGGTTTTGTCTCATCGTCTGTGCGCCACGGGACAGGAGCTTGTCCGCTTTCCTCGGTGACATAATCGTCTCTGCCGCTTTGTGTCTCGTCGCTCATACTCTCCTCGCATTCTGATCTATACGAGCTTTATCTGCCTGTTGTTTATCTGTCACGAGTTTACCACGGCCTTTCGTCACTTCCCGTGTGTCATTTAATACGAGGCCGGTAGTCGGTTTCGGGTAAGTCCAACTTACTCTCGACACTCCAGGACCGACATCGTAATCGTGCCACCCCCAAAATGTGTACGCAGCCGATTCCACGTCTGCAACCATTTGAAGGAATTTCCATTTCTCATTCAGAGCACGGCGAGCAACCGCTGTGTAGTTGGTGTATCCGTCCGTTACTCCCGATTTTTTGAGCGCGGTAAGATCGCTCGCAAAAACTGTATAAGCCGCAGAAGCAGCTACGATAGAGAATTTCTCCTCCACATCACCTGCTACAGTAGCATCCCATTTGCCGGTTGTCAAATCATATCTGAATCTCAAATAATCTGATGCACTGTTGGAGTCGCGTTTACCGCGGGAGACAGTGACTTTGAAAGACGATCCTATTTGATCTATTCCGTCACTACGGTCCAGGGTCGATTTTTCATCGTCGGTGAGTTTCCCGACTGCGCGATCAAATTCTATCATGCCTGTTTCTGTATCCGTAACCCGCAACGCATGGGGTATTCGTGCATCGTAGTTTTTGACATATGGATTTGTCGCAGACCTATCCCCGGTTATTTTCACATACTCCCAGAAATCCCCTGTAGCATATGGTTTTGACCTGCTTCCTGTGCTATCTATTGTACAGGTAACAGTCCTCAACGGTAGATATTGGTCTGTGTATGTAGATGAAATTCTGAACGCCTTGTAAACATATCTGAGACACGCTACTCGTTTCGCGCGTGCCGCCGCTTTTTGGGTTGCTGTCAACCCGGCTCCTGTAATATTCGTAACCGGACCATCAGTCCACTGGCCGATGTTTTTGCCGGTTATTTGTTGCCATGCGTATTCGAGAATCTTTGCGACAGTAGTACCCCAGTCTGACGCAGCCGTCCATAACGTAATCCACTCGCCATCTTTTGATCCGGAAGTAGCGTCTAAAGTTGCTGTTTTGTTCTTCCCATCCGACGGAATCACAGGGTCCCACTCGCCAAATGTGATTGAGAACTCAATCTCAACTTCCTCGTCAACCGGAAAATAAACGTCTAAGTATTTAGGGCGGAACAATCTCATGTTTTCGCTGTTTTCACCACCGCTAATTTTTGTTCCGAGGTCGATAGTTCCGAGGAATTCTTTCTCGTGCTTTGCCCACAGGATAACAGAGCCGTCGCGTTTAATTCCAATCTGCATGCCAGCCCGCTCAAGAATATCGCGTATAGCCACGTTAGGTTTTACGCACTCATATTCTACATCGTCGATAACCTGTTGAAGTCGATTGATATATATGGATTTTACAACTTGCGTAGCTGTGAACCCAGATTTGATTGCCCCTTTTTCCACGGTAAGCATTGCCGCTGTAATGTCGTCGAGGATTTGCGAGGCCTGGTAGGCCTCTCCGTCATTCAGAGTGTTGGTCAGATAGCCGGATTTGCCGGTTGTGATGTTGTAACGTTTCGCCACCACCCCATAACTCCAGAGTACACGTTTATCAAGCAGGCGAAATGAGTACCAGTTTTTCTCTATTTTCGGCTCGCGGTCTTCGAGCAACAGATTTGCATCGCGAAAAAACAAATCCTTAATAACGATTTCTGTCCCGTCGTCGCGTATCATCTTGAGGTCACCAGGGGTTTCCTGCGCACCACGGAAGACCTCTAACGATGCGTGCGAACATGCAAACACAGATTCATCAGGGTCTACTCCCGGTCTAAACTCCCACCGTACCGGTTGGTTTCCAGGCCGAATCAGGCCGATTTTTTTGTAGAATAATTGCGGCGTCGCCATTAGATATATTTACTCTTAACTGCTGATACCCCGGTCCACGATGTCGGGGAAATATTCGTTATATTTTCCTCGACAGCAGACAAAACACGATATGTGATTGACCATGATGCTGATGCCTCGAATCCGTCTCCGATTGGATTTGCTACAGCCGGTTTACTCCACGATAAAGGACCTTCCTGCCTTTCGTTGGCTTTAGGGGCGGGGTAAATTGCCTTCAGCAATCCAAGTGCTTGAAACGCAAAACCGGAAACAACTCGCATATTCCCCGAATATGTAACCCGCTGAAGAAGCGGCTCTGACTGCGCGGAAACATAGCCCGAGTTCGTAGCAGCAAAAACATTTTGAGGATTTTTCGATAGAGTCCTGTTAACCGAGAACGACATGACTCCGTTAGGCATTGGAAGTGTCCAATGAATTCCGATCCGAATCCTACCAGTCTGCGAGTTCCATTCTATCGGATCGCGGCGCGTTAAAATTGCCCCAAGCAACCCTGCCGTGATGACTTTCTTGAGTTCGGTCTCGAGTGACACCCGGAAGGTATTTTGAACTGCCTGTACCAAATTAGTCTGCTTGTATTTAGATTTGAGGATATTGGCTTCTGCTGTCGCGTGCATTACGAGGATGCCATTAAGTTCCCGGCTTGTCACGTTGACTCTCAAGTCCTCGAAATTATCTATCTGGATCGGTGTTTCTGTCTCGGTGATCGTATACTGACACCTTGTATCCTCAATATCGGAACTGTAATTATGGGAATTTCGTTTGTACAGATTTGATGTTATTTTGAGCGACGACACAGAATCAGAGTACCCCGTTGCCGCAATCTTATTCTCGTATTCGGATTTTGCGGAAGTGCCTTTCGCTGTGATGATCGTTCCATTTTTTGTTATCTGGATATATCCTGCTGCATTGATGGCGTAGGTGATCCGCTGGTTAGTAGTAGTGCTCCCCGCGGCCTCTGTTCCTCCCGTACCGGTCAGATTCGGAGGATACCACGTGAAGGTCGCTGTGTACGGATACGACAACTCGGTTTTTGCCTCGGTTTGATCGAGCGTGAAAGTCATCTGTGCGCGTCTATAAGAGTTTGTTGATGCTGCTGTGTACTCAAACCTTTTTTTAGTCACGGCGTCCGTTACAACGGTGATTGTGAAATCCTGATCGAGGTCTGTAGGTTTCATGCCCGCAAGGAAGGCGTCGAGCGCGGTTTGGAAAGCTGTGTTGGTATTTGCCTGAATTAGTCCTGTGATCGTAAACGACTCTCGCCATGCGATAGCCGTACCGTTGAAAATCACAGGCTCGATATGGCGAGGATGCGTAGTTTTCACGTTTGGGAGAGTGTAGCTTCCATAAACTACTGTACGTGATATAGCAACCATTAGAAGTTCCCCGGTGTGCTCTGGCCTCTGTATCGTTCAGCGTTATCAGCCATGCGTTTTGATGCCTCTGCAGACTCTTCAACCGCTTTTCTAATTGCAGCAAGGTCTCCAGTGGATAATTGCTGTGATGGATCTATACCAAGAATTGATGCACCTGTCGCAAACTCCTGGCGCGAAATCCCAGCTAACCCGCGCTGATAACGCTCCCATGCAGCCAAGCTCCGTTGGCCCTTTATCTCTGGCGATTCTTCGCTTTCAGCGATTTTTATCCGCTCTGACAATTCTCTTTTCCGCAGAACTTCCCGCGGGTCAGTCTCGCCAGCTATGTCTCGTTGAGTTTTCACATCTTCAAAGCGAGCCTTTTCCTGCACCGCCCTTTCAGTCTCGATACCAAATAATTTCGCGCCGGATTCCGTGAGGTCTGAAAACGCTTTGCCGAGTTTCTCTGATATTCCTGTTACACTCATCAACGTTGTTACGAGAGATGATATGCCTCCGATTCCGGTTGCCATACCAACCATGCCCATGATACCGCCGCCACCGCCCAGCATACCCGAGATCCCACCGCCCTGACCCTGCAAACTGGATGGACGTTGAGCGACAGAACGGCGTGACCGCCGCTCCATATCATCGGCGATCCTGCCTACTTTTGTTTTTGCCTGCTCGCCCTCACGCTCGAGATCAGAATCATCGAGGTGAATCGGTATGAAAATTCCTTCTTCGGAATCTGGCATTATGTTTCCTCGAATTGCACCGTAATATCGACGACCTGCATACGCAGCCACGATTCAGGGTTTGCCGCCTCAATTTTCTGTGTAGCACTTACCCGTGTTGCTTGAAAATGGAATGCCGGAGAATTATCATCTGGAACGTAGTCATCAAAGAGCGCGACAATCTCATCGCAAAAATCGTTCAAGCCTTTATCGCCCGTAGTGGCGTTCCCGATAACCGTTTCCTCGGTAAATATATCCCGCTGAAGTTCTACAAATACCGCCACGCGAATCGTTTGGGGCCCCCAGCCGGAGTTCTCGTACCGACGAGCACCGCCACCGCTGGTAACAATGCAATACGGTTGTTTCTGCTGCCCTACCATGCCAAGTTCCGGCACAATTTTCACCAACGTAAACTCGCTAATAGCTCCTGAAATGCGATTCCGAACGGCAATCATCCTATCAGTGAGAGGCGAGGTTTCGTCGGTAACATAAACCATTCGCGTTACGGTTGGGGCGGAGAGAACTGAATCAGAAGAAGCATCGTACAACTGCACCTCGTAGAAAGTATAATTGGACAAACCGGATACATCTACTGTTCCCTGTGTGCCAGCCACCCCCGAATAATCCTGACTTGACCATGTGCCCGCAGTTGCTGGAGACCACACCCTGTACAGAATGACAGTTTTGTCATAATTAACCGAGGAGGGTGTAACGGTTACTGTAAATTTACCATCTGATGTTGCAATAGCGTCGAAAGCAGGCGTGTTTGGCGGCGCGCCTCCAGAGCCAGACGGGTGATAATTTCCGGTCTCGTAGGCTACGGAACCCGTCACTCCATCCGCTGATTTTACGAGTGCTTTCATATGCCAATATTCCGAACTCAATGTCCCGAGAGCCTGGATTGTGGCAAGTGAAACCCATGACCCGCTCCACACTGGCGTCGCGCTGTCGTTAGCACTATACTGGAAAGTGACATCTCCTGATAACGTCACATTTATGTCGCTTGTGTCGGTCGATCCGCCTGTCCCGAGATAAACCTTCTCAAAAGTCGCTACCTCGGCGGACGTGGAACTCTCGCTAAATATTCGAGCAATTTCAGTCGGAATCGTGAAACTCGCCGCCGCGGAAATCGGCCCGTCGAATAGTATGAATTCGGAGTATTTAAGATTTGAATATTCATTGGTGAGGCGACCACCAAAAATAATAGCCGTTGCTCCATCCGTTTCTGTTTCGATACCTGTAACTGTTCCTGATTCCCACTCTGTCGCTGTACCTCCACTAACGCGACCGGCGTAAAGACGTGCCACGTTATTTGTTGCGTCTATCGTTAGCGCGACATAACATTCTTCTGATGTAGACCACGTAGCCCCACCATTTACCTCGGATGCTGTCGCCTCTAATTTCGCAATCTCTACGGCATCTGCGTCATTTATAATGGCGCGGAGAATTCCCGTCCCATTTGAAATCAGAATAACCACTCGATTATTCAAAGCCGTTGTCCCGCCCTGATACGAGGAAAACAGTATTTCATTTGCGCCTGGGTCGTCGCCATTCCAGTTAGGTGTACAGCGTATAACGATAGTGGTGCTCGATATTGGATAATTCTTACCTGATGAATATCGGATCATCCCTGTATTCGCACAGTCTACCTCGCCACCTGCTACCGTAACACTGCCAGTGATGTGAGACTTGCTCCAACCGACAGCGTAATTAAAATCAGTATCACTTGAGTAATCCGCCCACGCGAGAATCGACTTGCTGGCTGACAGACAATCCTTGCCAAGATTGCGCTGCACAAGCTCCACATCATCATTGGAAAGCTCGACATTGCTCCCGAGCGTCGCCTTTGAAACGTCGAGGCCTGTGCCCTCGGTCATCGATGCGGTAGCATAGGACAGAGATATACCACCTACCCGTGCATCATTCCCACTCGTGGCGGTCCCAAGGAAGATTATCTTCCAGTAGCGATACGATGCCTCGGTAAAATCAGAGCCAGAAGGATCGGTCAGCCCTGTTGCAACATCGGCATAAGTAACGTTATCCGCACTACCTTGCACCGTTGCTGTTACAGCGCCGTCGCCTGTTACCTCTTCTTCCCACGACAAATGATTAAACGATGTAGCAGTGGTCATATCCTGTGCAGGAGAAGTCGCCGTGTAACTCGTGCCGGTTGTGAAAAAGACATAATCCATTGCGTTACCGGCATAGAATGCCGCGACGCCAAATAAACCGGTA